ATAGAATCCATGCGCCCTTCCCACACCGCATTCTCAATGGGGGTGAGGATCTTTCTATTGCTGTCGAAGAAGGCGATATCAATGCGGCAGGAGCGACCGTAAAAGTCAGCCCGATTCGCGGCACCATCCGCCAGCAGCGGCATCATGCCGTCGGGCAAGCCAGAGAGTGTCAGCACGACGGGATTGGCGGGGCGAAACTGCATCGATTCGCCGATCGCGCCGATGCTTCCGTACTGGCCAAGCCCCAAATAGGTGTTGCCGTTGAATACGAGGGTGCCTGCGCCATTAAAAACACGCACGAAGCCGCTCGCTAAATCAAGCTGCACCAGGATCGAGTAGACAACGTGCTTACCATCCGCGGCTGTCTGGGCGGCTGAGTTGACGAACCTAGTCATGGTTTAAAAGCTGATGTCTTCGACAAGTTCGATCGAGGCGTCCGACAATCGCCCGGGCTGCTCATTCCAGCCGGTCGAGTTGCTCGTCACCAGAAAGCGGCCCATCGGGTTGTTGATCACGAAGCCGGTCCCATCGGCCGGGCTGTTGCGCGGCGGGCGCGTCAGAATCGCGGTTCCTAAGCCTGACGCGTCGCTATCGAGAGGGGATGCGATTTGATTCAGCTGCAAGCCGCACTCGATATAGTCACCGGGCAGCAGTAGGCCTTGCGCTGAGGGGGGAAGGCCTTTTAAGTTCAATTGAAGGCCTGTCTGCAGCGTCCCAGCTGGCGGAGCGCTCGCCACCGTTTGCGCCGGCTGCACCGGAACGGATGATGGGGCAAACGATGCGCGCCAGGTCAAGAGCGCTGTGGAAGTCGAGACGCCAAGAAATGACGATACGTTGTCACCCGTAGCTGAGCCCAGTACAGATATCATGCTCGTCGAAGTGCTGGCCTTTCTATAGACAATAATGCATCTCTTCCAGCCGTTGCCTAGGTCGGCGCAGATAGAACCTATGGAAGTAAAATTCGTGCCAACGCTCAACGTACCAAGCGCGCCGGTTGCTAAATTGAACCACTGCGTAATGTTGTTCGTACCGTCAAATGCCTGAACAAAACACCACGTTCGATTGCTCGCATGAACAACGAAGCTCGTCATGTAGTCAGCAGCGCCAGATGCGACCGTAACTGGCTGCACCACTTGATGAACTGACGTTGCGGTGGTTTCGGTAAAACCCCATGCGTCAACTGCGCCGTCAGGCCCAACCGACGATGTAGACGCGAATGTCGCCGCAGTCGATGCCCAGTTTGTGCCCGTCCCAGGCGTATCGGAAAACAGCAGCAGATTTACGCCGTTGTCTACCTGGGCGCAGCGCGAGAGCGATGCCCATTTAGCGTCGAAAAAATCACCGGCCAAACCGGATTGAATTCCAAATAAACCGAAGTTATGCGCTCCAGATGATGCCGGCGCGTAAGCCCCCTCCATCATTCCTTGCGACATTCCGCCGGCTATCGTGATGTTGTCGGTAATGTCGAGGGGAGATAGCAGCGCTGACCCGCGTCCGGCATTGATGAAAAAACGAAAGGCATACGGAGTCCCGGTGCTCACGGTTGCGCTCTGAAAAAGCGCGTCCGTTGCACCTGAGACTTTAGCTCGCGTCGCGCGAACGCCGCGATCAATCGCCGCTATCGTGTACTGCGCATCCGTCGACCAGCCGGTCGTGCCGCCGCTGAAATCATTGTTCGCTAATAACTCAGGGGCAGAGAACGAGCCGCGCAACGTCGCGCCAGGCGGGGTCATCCAGACGCGCCCTGATTGCCCGCGAAGGCCCGATAGGAAGGCCTGCATGCGCCCGCGCTTGCGGGCGGTAGCGGGATTGTCATTGACGGTGGAGAAATTAAACTGAAAGCGCAGCGCATCGCCTAGGCGCTCGACGCTGCGGGTACTGCCCACGGTGGGGCTTTTGAAGGAAGCGGTGTTGGCGTCCAGATTTGGCGTCGCGGCCCCGATGTCGAAATCTGGCGGCAGCAGGAAATCAGCCACTGGTGAACCGCCCGCGCTTGACCATGTCTACCACTCGCGCCGTAGACTGCTGAATCGCGTATTGCGTGCTCTGGCCGATCATCTGCGCGATCTGCGCGGAATCGCTGCGCGCATCGATGTAGTTGTGATTGACGACGGTGACGCCGCCGGCGCTTTGCCCCGGCCTGCTCACCGTGACTTTCTCGCCTGGCGTTGCCTTGAATCTGACGAGCTGCGAGTCAGTGCCACCGCTTCCGCCGACATTGAATGATCCGCCGGTCGCATAGCCTGGCACTTGCCCAAGTGCGCCGGGAACTGGGTCACCGCCGCCGTTGTAGGTGACGGAAGTGCTGGCGCCATATTGGCCGCTTAGGAAATTCGAGAACACACCGCCGAGGCCGCCGGGCGTATCACCGAACAGTGATTTGAAGATCGATTGCGCCGCTGCCTTCGCGACCATCTGATCGATCGTCTGAATCCAGGAGGCGAGCATTTTTTTAAGGCCCCCGCTGAAGGGGTCGACGAGGAACGTCGCGAAGGAATCCTCGATGCTCTGTGCCGCCTGCTTGGCGTTCGAAGCAGTCTTATCGAAATCCGCTTTCATGTTCTCAGTGGCGAGTTTGGAGTCAGCGCCGATATTGGCGAAATTCTGCTTCAGACTGTCCTCGGTTTGCTTCCAGGCATCCTCGACATCCTTTGCGTTCTCGGCCATCGCATTTCGGCTTAAAGCCGCGTTGCTATTCGTGATGTCCTGGTCGTACAGGCGCCTGAATGCTTCAATCTGGGTGATGCGCTTCTCGACTAAGAGATCATCGATCTTTGCTTCGACGTCTAGCCGCTTCTCGGCATGGGTCTGCGTGTCCTTGTCTTCCTGGTCTAGCCGCTTGCTCTTCTCAAGCGCCAGTGCAGCGTCGAGATCATCTTCATGGACTGACAGCATAAGCAGGCTGCGCGCGAGAGCTTCGATATTGCCCTTGCCCTGCTCGGCCATCGCCGACATGAAATTCTCGGACGGCTTGCTGACCTGCGATACCTGGGCCTGCAAACCGGCCAGCTGCGTGCGCATCCGCGATAATGTCGATTCATCGAAGTTCCCAGGATTCGCAAGGGCGTCCTGAATCGTTTTGATCTTTGCAGCCAAATCGGGGGTAAAGATGTCTTTCAATTGGCCGAAAGAATTCACCGTTCCGGCAACCGCGCCTGCGGCGAACAGCTTTAAGCTTTGGCCAATAGAATTCATCTGCTGGCTAAATTTAGAGAGGCGTTCCGTATCCTCATCGCTCATGCCGTGCGCGGCCTGCACGACGGCATCTAGTCCCGCGGCTCCTTTGAGCAATTGCGGCTCAAGCTCGAGGAACTGCTTGCCGAGCAGTTGCGTGCCAATTCGCGCGCGATCCGCCGGATCCTCGATCTTGCTCAAAGCCTCGGCGATCGAGAGCAGCTGCACGTCCGGCGCCTGCTGCTTGAGGCTTACCGCAGATAAGCCGATCGAATTGAATATCGCAGCGATCGAGCCGTCGCCATCCGCCGCCTTCGATAAGGCGACCTGCATGTTTTTGATACCCTTCGACAGCGATTCCGCGCTGACGTCTGCAACTCCAAAGGCGGCTGCAAGCTGATTGAAGTTCGCCTGTGCTATGCCTGCGCGCTCTGCGCCCTTCTGTAGATTCTCACCAAGATCGGCGATGCTTTTGACGAAATCAACGGCGATCATCGCACCGCCGAGCGCGAACGCGCCCTTTAGCAAATCCTGCGCTTTGGCGGCGAAGGCCTGCGTGGCACCTAACGCGGAGCGAAACGCCGCCGCGGTGGCATCCTCGCCGACCAGTTGAAAGGTTGCTTTTGCGTCAGGCACCTAAGACCCCGATGAATTGTTGAATCATTCTCATGGCTTCAAGGTAAATAGCGGGCTGCGAAAGCAGTCCGCCGCCGCGCAGCAAGTGGCCGTCTTTGTAATGCGAGAAAAGTTCAATCCAGTCCCTGGAATCGTCGGTAACTTGCTTTCGCGGGCAAAAATGTGACGCTTCGATAATCCCGATGATTTCCCAGCGTGGGAACGGCGAGACGCCATCGATGCATGCGCACGCGCCGCATGGTGCCCATTGCGGATCGGTTGCAACGCCTACGGCTAGACTTAAGTTTTTTTTTCTTCGTCGCTCAGAAATGCATTGCTGTAAAGCTCGCCAACTATCTGTCCCAGCCAGATCATCCAGTCGGCACTCCCGACCTGATTCAATATCCGCCGCGCGTTACCGCGGTTGAATTCGACGGCGGACCCATCCAGCGTGATGTTTTTCCACCCCGTCACGCCGTTTTCGAATCCAGCCTTGATTCCCACCCAGTTTGGAACGCCGCTATTGAACGAGGCCTGCACGGTGTGCAGCGTCCCTTGATCGAGCGGCTTCAACTCAAATTCGACAGGCGCGTCGGCGTTAGGCTGATATTCAGGCGTGAACCAATACCGCAGCAGTTTGCGCGCCATTTAGGTGAACGCCATCGAGAGCGCATCGTTTCCGGCGGCGCTGTCGACCAGGCCGAAGGGCATCGTGCGCAGCCGTAGCCCTTCAGCATCTGTCCAGTCGCGCGAGGTCCAATACAGGCCGTTCGTTGCACTCGTGAGCGCAAACTTATTCCCAGCGACGCTGCCCAGAGTGCCAGGTGAGAAGGTAACCGCAGTACCGTTCTGCAGCTCCGTATCAACGTCGATCACAGCGGCCAGTTCTGACTCAATTGTCATAGTGCCGCTGAAATTCTGATCCGTGATCTGAATTTCGCTGTAGCCGTCGGGCGCTTGGATCGATGGCGGCATGGCAATTGTCTGGCCGGCCGCGACGCTCCAATCGCGCGCGACGACGGCCACGGCACCGACGGTGATCGTCATCGCGAGTGCGGCGCGAGGCACGGTCGTGAGGTAAGTCGGCGTTGGAATCGATACGTCAGTCGGCGCCGAGTAATGCCCGGTGAACTTGAAGGAAACCAGCATAATGCCGCCGGCGCTGACCTTGATCGTATAGTCCCCGCGCGCGCCCGTGATCTTGTGCAGCTTCTTTCCACCTTCATACCAGTAGAGCGTGATCGATTCATGCGCGCTCGAAAGCGGGGTGTAGGTGACAGAGGTCGCGCCGACCACCGTTTCGTGCAGCCCGCAGCCGCGAAACAGCACGCCGATTTCTGGGGCGGTACCGGCTGCACCTGATCCCTTGATTTCGCAATCGAAGCTCAACTCGGTAAGTTGGCCGCCATAGACAGCCTGCACGTTATTGAGATTCGCCTTGATCACCGGACGCTGGACCATCCGAAGCCCCGAGACCTTTGGGACAACGCTCTGAACCAGCACGGCATTCGCTCCGGCTGTCGGAACAGGGTCGGTGTTATAGACACTTTCGATTTTGGCCAGGATGACCTCGTTCGAAACGCGTAAATTGCCCATTGATTAGCTCCTCAAGACGGGTCTGAGACATTCATGCGGTAGTGCACGAACCAGGATGATTTCAAAGAGGCGAGGATTCTCTGCGTCGAGGAATCCAGCGCCGGTTCAGTTGCCCCCGCATAACGCGTGTTGATGATGAAGCCCAAGCCCTGCGTGGGGTCTGCAAGCAGGGCCACATGAATCGCGGTTCTCATGTCCATAAGCGCCGACATAGCGCTTGGCTCGTCGTCAGCGCCGACGAAGCCGACCGTTGACACTTCGATCAGGCTGTCGAGAAATGACAGATTCAATGCACCCAGCGGGTCGAGCGGCTGATCGGCGCCATAATTGACTGTCACGCAGGGCATTTCATCACTCGCCTCGAGCAGCGAAAATGATCGGTGCTTGAAGATTTTCGCGTTTTGCAGGGACGTTGAGGCGTCGAGGGCGGCCTCCACCGCATCAATAATCTGCTGCGCGCGATGACTCATGATTTAAGTCGCAGCGTCGTCATGCCTGTTCCATCGGATTCTGATCGCTTCACGCGCCATGGCACCAATGCCACGGTCAGCACCGTATCCTTCACGAGCGCTGATACGTCTGAGGTGCGCGCCAAAATCGTAGGATCTGCGCTCTCAATGTCCACCCCATTCGACAGCGCGTTTGAATAAGCGCTTTCGAAGATCCCGAAGAATTCCCCGTCCGGCTGGCTCACGAGAACACCGCCCAGCGACTTGATCATCGCCAGGCGGTCTGCATCGTTCTCCATGGGAAAAGTCTTAGACGACAGCCTTCTTGGCGGACGCTACGACGCTGACGATCGACGGGCCCGTGGCGATGGTTCCGACGTATCCCAAGAATCCACCGGGGACCTTTTTAGGATCCACAGCTTGGGATGAGGTGCTGTTCGCCGTATTGGTGCCAAACGTGTAACCGGCGATATCAGCCGCGCCGGTGCCGTTCGCATCGCTTGCGCTTTGCAGCTTGCCGGCGATAGTGCCGGTCACAGCGCCTAGGTTTTGCGTGACCAGAAATTCACCATCGTAGGGTCGAACGTCCAGCCACTTGCCAGCGCCGCTCGTCGCGGCAGCAGTATTGGCAGCCGAGACAGCGTCGAGCAATGACGTGGATGTGGCTGCGGAAGCTTGACTAAGCAACATAACTATTTCTCCTTTTTGCCGGACTTGGCCGGCGGTGCAGAATCTGAAGGGAGGGATTCATCAACAACCGGTTCTGGTTTCGGTGGCTCAACCTTTTCAGGTTTCACCTCTTCGACCGCACCGATGCTGGTGAGGAATTTGCCTGTCGCGGGATCCAGGTCTGCGGTGTCGTCGACCTTCAAATGTCGATCGACACCGATGCAAACGCCGCGAAGCGCGCGGTACAGCATTACGACAGGTTCGTGCCGACCACGAATGCCTGCGGATAGCGGACCATGATGTCGACCATCCATAAGGCACGCAGGCCCACCTGCGCCTGATTGAAGCGCGTTCCGCCGTTGTCGGTGGACAGCTCCAGGACGCCCCAATCGCCGATCACCAACTCATCCCATGATCCGAAGATGAGGTTGCCCGAGGCCAACTGCTCCGAGGACATGGCATTGAAGCCGACTAGCGTCCCTTCCAGCATATTTGGCATCCACAACGGCGTGTCGGTGCTGGTGAAGCGCTGCACCTGCATCAAGCGTGATGCCCCGGCCGTGTTGGTCACGAAGCCCGGATTGCCGCGTATAGCATTTGCAGAACCGGCGGTTTGCGGGAAGGCCAGAATCTTGGCATACGTCGCACTCGAGGCGTCCTGGCCGCTCGCGATGCCTGTCGTGTTCTTGATGCCAAGCGGCTGTGCGCCACCTGCGCCATTGATCGCTGCGTTGTCGACGCCGTCGATCGCAATCACCGCTGCCAAGTCCGCCATGATGAACTGCTCGGCACTCGGCGAGGACTGGCGCAGCAATTGCTCGGAAACGTCGGTGACGCAGATCGCCGTCCTGGGCGTCATCGAGAGCTGACCCAATGCCTGATCGGCCGCGCTCACCGAACTGCCATCGCCGCCCTGCCAGGTCACTGATTGCTTGCCCGTCTGACGAGCGAAGGTGACATTTCCTTGCAGGCCTGACAGCTGACGAGCGCCCATACGGATCGCCACGCTGCGATTGCGCAGAATGTCGATGAAACCCATGTTGGTGACGCTCACCATGTAGCCGCCCTTCGAGCCGGGTTGGGTTGCCATGGCACGCTGCTGCTCCATCTCCATGGGTGACATGGACATGGATCGCGTCAGCACTTCGCCGGGTATGAAAATGCTGCCAGATCCTTCGCGGCCGATTCTTTTAGCCACTTCGGCCGAACATTCACGCTCGAATGAGGCGGCTTCGATCGTGGCGCGATCTGCATTGGTCCTCATGGAACGAATGGCCCTGATCAGGCTGTAGCGCTGCGTTTCATTACCCGAAAGACCCAATGAGGATGCCGCCGTCGGTTTTAGTTTGCCGCGTTCCTCCATGACATCAAGGATCTGGGACGAAACCCCACCCTTCCCTTGAAGCAGCGTGCCTTCCTCGATCCAGCGCGCCTCGACGCGAGAGTCAATCTTGTTCGCCTTGCAAAGAGCGGTGATCGCATCGCGTCGCTCGCGCTCCGCTTCGACGGCGCCGACTTTGGGTTCAGCACGGGACGCTGCTTCGGCTGCAGCCGCCGCGGCTTTTTCTGCTTCAGTCATATGAATGGCCTCCTGGGCCTTTGGGGAAATGGCCGCGGGGGCCGAAAATGAAGAAGCCCGCGGGGTGCGGGCTTCGGGTAATGGATCAGTGATCGGTTCGGGCTTATCCGGCGGATCCGGATCGGCGGCCGCTGGTTCCAAATTGCGGCCCATGCCGACAGATGGATCAGCCGGCACGGAAACCAGGCTCACCTCGTTTGGCTCCCAGTCGGTCATCCGATAGACGTCGCCTTCCGTGTCGCTCGTCGACTCAAGCACCATCTTATGAATGCGATAGCCGACCGATGTGTTCGTCAGGATTCGATCATCTACATCCTGGAGAGCATCAGCTGCGGCTGCAGATTTGCCGAAACGCGCTGTGGCACGTCCGACCTTATCTGCGTCGATCGTTGCCGCGTCGAGGACGCCGACCTGATTGCGAGTGTTGTGATCGCGCAGCAGCGGCGCGCGCCCGCTATTGATGAAAGACATGCGCGCCGCGCCGGGCGAATGATCCAACTTCTCGCCGCCATACCAGCGCTGCACGACCGCCTCGGATGAGAAAGACAATCCTCGGGTTCGTTTAGCCTCAGCCATTGTCAGACGCTCCGCGGGTGAATTCGCCGCTGTCGCTGGTGAAACAGGCGTCACGTTTCTGGAATTCCTCGGCGTTCCGCTCGCGGAATCGCTTTGCTTGCTCTTCTGTGACCTGGCCCAGGGTTAGCGTCTTGCCGTTCTCGAATGTAAAGACGGCCTCGCGCTTGGCCGCGTCGTAGGCCATTTGCACTTCTTTTGCCATAGGAATTTCCTTTGCTTATTTCAGTGAAACGACGCGGCCGGGCGGAGTTTTCGGCGCCGTGCTCTGCGCCTCTACGGGCGTTACCGGGACTTCTGTTCCGGTAACGTTGACGTTCGGATCCGCCGGCAGCGGCTGCGTCTGGCCCTTATCGTTGAAGGCCACCGGATCTGTCTCGAAGGTCAAGTCCTTCGCCTTCATCAAATCAAGCTCGCGCCGGCGCGTATCGAGAATATCCTCGACATCCTGGCCGCCAGCAGTTGCTGCAATCACGTCAGTAACCGTCGTGAAGCCGCTGCGCACCGCCATCTTGTAGGCCGTAACTTCGCTCGTGGGGTCGATCCATGACCAGCCGCGCGGCTTGTATCGCACAGCCTCAAACTTGCGAGGATCGAGCGCGTACTGCGCGACGGAAATGCTCGGGATCTTCTGCGCAAGCACCGTCTGGCGTAGCCATTCCTTATGGACGACCGAGCGAAAATCGCAGATGAACCACGACTGAAAGAACTTCCAAAGATCGCGGTCATCAAGAAGTGCCAGGCGTCCGGAACTGTAACTCGTCTGCGAATAATCGCGAGACAGCGATTCATACGAGACGCCAGCGCCGGCAGCCACTTCGCGCAGCATCATGCGCATGAACGGATCAGCGGCGGGATTCGGCGAAGTCGGCGAAGGAAGGATGATCTTCTCGCCCGGGTTGGTGCGCTTTAAGATCCCTGGCTCCATTTCCATCTCGACGCTGCCATCATCCGTAGAACCGTCCGCAGCGTTTGCGTCGCCGAAAGACTCGGAATTTTCCGGCGTCTCAATGCCGCCGGCCATGCTTGCCTGCGTTCGAGCGCGAATAATTTCGGCTTCTGCGTAGCCGTCCATATCGTTCAAGCGCCGCGCAGCACTATGCAGCCAGGGCTCACCGCGGGTCTGCGGCCAACGGTCAATAACGGCAAGGTGAATGATCTGATCCGCGGGAACCCGCTCAATCAGCGTGCTGTTGTAATCGCCGTAAAACAGAATCTCGCCTGGGTGACGCTTTCGTATCCAGTAGGCAACAGGCTTCTGGAAAGCATCAACCTCAATACCCATTCGAAACTGATTGCCGGGTTGAACATTGACGAACGGCACATCGATGTAATCGGCAATGCGTTCAGCCTCAATCATCTCAAGGGCGAAAGGCACGCCCATCGCGCCGAAAGCACTGTAATGCTTCCTGATGAATACCTCGCCCGCCTCGAACACCTGGCCCATACAGGCGCGTTCGAGGTGCTGGAATGCCAAGCGTCCACCTGTGTGGCAATTCTCAGCTTCCGCCCACTGGCACCACGCGTCCTCGATATCCGAATTCACGCGATCATTGAGAACATCGCGCGACGTCTTGACCTGGGCCTGCAGGCCTATGCCGCTGCCGATCACATTGTTGACCACGATGGTGCGGGCGCGCTTCGCGAAACTGGAATCTCGAACAAGCTGACGGGATCTCGCCCGCAGCGTGATAATGCTTGCAACGAGTTCAGTGTCTGCGCTGCTATTCGTCGACTTCCAGTCAGAATTCAATCTTGAGAGCCGCGCGGCGGCATACATTCTTGTGCCAAATCCTGACTTAGATCGAGGCGCGGCTGCGGGTTTCTGCGGCATTGCGCTCCAAAGACCACCAGAACCGTACGGTCTTTGATCAGCCACGCGAGAACCTCACCTTGATGTTTCTTCCAGAGCCAGACTTGCCGCCCTGCTCCTCCGTTCGCACTTCCTGGCGCAGCTTGTCCCGAAAGATGAGCAACTCCTGCAGCGGTATCCTCGACAGCGAACGGCCATTGATGGTCATCGCCAATTGATCAGAGGAAGCGCGTCCCCCGAGCGTGCATTCGAGTGCATCCAACGTGCGCCGCGCCCAGGAGCGCTGATCGCGCGTGCCGCTGGCGGCAGGATCCGGATTGACGTCGAACCATCCGCTCTCGACCGTGAAGCTCGATGTGCCATCCGTGACGCGCACCCACCACTTGTAGCGGCCGGTTTTGTAGCCGCCCGTCGCGCTCGCTGTGATACTGAAACTCTGAGCGGTACCTGAGGCGCTCGCCGCTGCGTTGAACTGTGAGCCGCTGAATTCCGCGTATAGCGTGGCGGCCCAGGTCGGCGCGGGGTAATTCGCATAGTCACGCGTGAACGTCCAGGTATCGCCCGCGATGAGCGAGGACGGGACCTGATCAGGAACAACAGCGGTCACGGCGTTACACCAGGAGGCAGCAGGCACTTTGGAAATTCGTTTTTCCACAAATGCCACCAGCGCTTTTTGACGCCTGGCAGCAGGAAGCAGTGCGGATTAAATCTCACCAGCTCAGAGACGTACTCCAGATACATTCGACGCCGCACAGAATCGCTTGCGCCATCGGGTACGCGAGTCATTGGCGGTGCGTAGAAGAAGCTCATTTACCAGCTCTTGGCCCAGCCGCGACGCGCCGGCCGGATCCGCTGGACGATGCGCTTAACTGGCGCGGGCGTCGGCTGCTCTTGTTCTTCGTCCTGCGTGGCGTCATTGGGTCCTACTTCTTCCGCTTGAACTGTTTGCACTGGCTTCGAATGGCGGCCGGCGAGCACGCGCGGGCCGCCGCGGCCGATCATCGCTGCATAGGCGTAGACGAAGCAGTCGAGTGCCTCTTGCCGGATGCCTGTCTTCTTTGGCTTCCACAACCGAACCTTGCGGCCCTGGACCTGACGAAACACAACGGTCTCGGACGTCATCTGCTCCAAGAATTCGTTCGTCGTATCGGCATCGAAGTGCACGTAGCCCGGGCCCTGTTCCGTGACTTTCTTCAAGCGCCCATACAGCAATTCCTTTGCCGTATCGACGCCGATCATCCAGAGCGAGACGCGCGACTTGGAGCTGCGGGATGCCTTTTTCGGCCAGACGAGTCTGCCCGGACCGCCCTGGCCTTTGATGGCGAAGACCCGAAATCGCTTGCGTTCTGAGCAATACCGATAGACGTGATCAGTGAAATGGCCGCCGGAATCGACCGCGGCCGCTTCGATCAGCAGCTGCCGCCCATCGTCCGTCTTCCAGCGCCGGCGCAAAATCGCGTCATGCTCGAGCCACAACGCCTGAGATCCAGGATTGCCACGAAGCACGATGTGCTCGACTCGCCAGCATTCCTCATCCGCGCCCCAGCCCCAAACGGTTGTTTCGAGGCGATCGTCCTGAACATCAGTGCCACAGGTCAGCAATAAAATACCGGGAGGCAGCCTATCGGCCGTGTAGGCCTCCATGCGCGCGGCTAACCCTTTTGGCTCGAGCGTCTCGCCCTTGTCCTCCCAGGTCTCACCAAGCGCCGTGTTGATCCAGGTCTGCAACGTCTCTGGAAATTTCTTCGCGGTAAGGAAAGCAACGGCCATTTCGCCCCAGGTCACCCAGGGTGAGTAAATCTCCGAGATATGGAAACCCGCGATGCCCTTCGACGGCTTCGTCGCGCGCCACTCGCCGACCCGCAGCATGACCTGCTTATCCGCGTCGGTGAGAACCGCGCCGCAGTGTTGGCACGCATACCAGGCCTTCGCCGGCTCGGCTGGGTCCCATTTGACCTGCGGCCATATGAGCCGCTGAAATTCGCGGCAATGGTTACACGGCACGAAGTAATAACGCTGATCCGATTCATCGAAACCGGCCTCGATGCGGCTGCTCCCTTTGATCGTCGGCGTTGAGCCTGCCAAAATTTTGCGATTCCAGAACGTCGTCGTTCGCTTCTTGCCGAGGCTGAACGGGTCTCCCTCCGCCCCTGCGCTTGCAGGAAATCCGTCGACCTCATCGAATAGCGCTATCCGTATCGGACGAGATCGTAATCCGGACGGCGAGTTCGCGCCGGCGATAGTCAAATGGCCGCCGCGAAACTTCTTATGAAGAAGTGTGTTGCCGTCGCGTGCCCTGGAATCTGTGATCTTGTCTCTGAGGCACGGCGTGTCACGCACCATTGGCGCAAGTCGATCTTTCGACCACGCCTCGGCAACATCTATCGTCGGCTGCACCAACAAGATCGGTGACGGGTCCTGATCGATGTAAAAACCGATCACATTGTTCAGCATCTCGGTCCAGCCGATCTGCGCTGACTTCATGACCCATATTTCGAGAATCCGCGGGTCAGCTACCGCGTCCATCAGCCCGCGCTGATACGGGGCCCTGTCAGTTCGCCACTGGCCTGGCTCCGAGCTTGACTCGCTGCTCAGCCTTCTTTCCGCGTCCGCCCACTGGCTTATAGTCAGCTTTGGGGGCGCCTTCAGAATGCGCCGATCCTTCGCCAGTCGTTTCTTCGCTATCGAAAGATAGCTCGGCCAATTCATTGAGCGCTGCGTAGACCTCGTCCTGGATCTTATCGGCGACGATTCTGGCGTCTGTAACATGGAGTAGCTGCGGCCCGAGTTTGGTCGGCATGCTGAGCAGCTTCGCTCGCATTCCGGCCATTTGATCGATCCAGACTAGCGAGACGCTGGCAATGTCGACGAGCTGGCGCCGTCGCAGCGCATTCTCCATCGCAAGCTTGTCGGCCGTTTCTTTGTCCTTGCGAGCGCGTTCTTGGTCTGGGTCAAGATACTCGGCCTCGCCAGATCCACGAGCCCATATTGCATCTACGACATCGCGAACGAAGTATTTCCGATCAATACCGCGCTTCGTCTTTGTTTCGGACGCGGGCTTCAATCCCTCGAGCTTCGAATTCAGCGTGCGCCTGTCCATTCCCAGGTTGACAGCCAACCAACTGACGGACTGTGCCTCACGCTGCAAGACGACTGCCCTTGCGCAGGTTGTCTATTGCCCATAATGGCTGCAGATTCGACAACGCCCAGCATTCGCGAATTTGCGAAGCGTCGAACAGAGACTTCGGTTTCCTATGATCGATGTGCCATTTGCCGATATTCGACCACGACATTCCCTGCAGGAACCTCGATTCCAAATGCGTCACGAGATTGGCCAGCGAGTAGCCGACCAGCGATTCCCATCTGCGCCCAGATTTGCCACCGGCGAGCGCCTTGCGTATCGAGTTCCTCATGCGCTTGTTTAGAAGGAAATTCGCATCCAGACGCAGGCGCGCTTCTAATGCTCGCCGCTGTTCAGGCGTTCGAATACCAGACCATCCGCGGCCAGCGCGGCGGGGACGCTCGCAGACCTTGCATACCGTTTCGCGGCCGTCGAACTTGCTGGGAGTCCTTCGATAATCCGAAAGTTGCTTAATCGAGCCGCAATTGCCACATCGCTTTTCCAGCAAACACACATACGCTGGACGACCATTCGGCCTTTTTTCAGTCATATCCTGCGCGATCGCTATTTCGCGTTTTCTATCTTTGATTGTGGAACGCATGGAGCTTGAAGACGACCTCCCGTCTGCGGCCGCGCCGTCACCCGCATGTAACCGGCTAGAAGGACCCGAGAATTTTGACCACCATTTTGTTACACACGTGGCGTCAGCCGACGCTGCCACTCGTATGCAAACTCTTTCGCGAATCTACCCGTCGCATATGCAATCAACTTCTGTGTGACCGCGTCGGTCTTGAACGTCTGCGGTGAGGATGGGCCGCGCAACCCTTTGAGTGGAAAGCGTGCCTTGCCGACTCGCGCTACCACGTGGCCATTGACGATGAACGAATGCGCATACACCTTGCGTCCTTCCCATGCCGTGGCCACGACTCCTGCAGTTGTCTGGCGTGCATTGAACGAAGCAAGATTCGGCGAGTACCCATACGCACTGATGATGGCGGTGAGCTTCATTGGATTCGCGCCATTGACACTGAATCGCTGGCGCAGCGCCGTAACTTTAAGCTTCGTGCGCGTGCTGATCTCAGTTATGGCTGTCGCCTTCGTACCATCTGCCGTGCGATTCAACGCCCTCGCTGCAGCCTTGCTGATCTCGCCTTGGTTGAATAGGAACTGTGTACGGACAGCATCAATGTCCATCTTGAAGCTAATCGAAATCACTTGTAGCGCACGCGCACTGTCTGACGCGCGACGCGAGGCACGCCATTTAAAGTAAAGCTGAACACCGCGTCATAGTCCTGATTCGCAGCGCCGGCTGAGTAGGTGGCGAGAATCTTCGTAGTCTCTGCCACCGATATCGCACTTATTGTGATGCCGGTCGGATCAGACACTGCGCTTGGAGAGCTGACCGTGTTTAATCCGTTCGACCCAGCTGCCGCGCAAGTCCATGTGATTGATCCTTCCGAAATGATCACGCCAATGGTCGTCGGCCACTTTGGCTCACGATTGCCAGATGCGCCGCCACTCGATTGATAGGCAAACCCAGTGGGCACGTTCGGCCGGATGAATTCGTTGACCGCAAACTGCTCGTTCGAGCGCCAGAAATTCGCGGCTTTATTGAATAGCTCGAGTTCAACAATCCGTGATTCGGCCGGATCTTTGGTCACCGGCTCGAACGTGTAATCAGTTTTCATGTTGGGCTGAACTTCACTTTCTCGCGCGGCATGCTGAATTCGACGTCGCGCTCCACGGTGTAACGAATCTGATCGCGTCCCGCAACAAACTCATCGCGCCTGAGTGATAGCGGTATCGGCGCAATGTACGCAAAGTAAATCGGCTGCTGAATCTCAACATGCTGACGGTAGTACGCAGCGGTCTGATCGCCCTGTCTCGGCTGCGGTGTGCCGCGCGGAATTCCCGTCGTTACCCGCTGCTGCAGCAGCAGGATTGACCACTCGTTTCGCGTAGCTTGCGCGAAGGGCATCTGCAGCGCGGGCGCGGGTACAAATGGCGTGATCGCGCTCTGCGTAAACTCCGTGACCAGCTGCTCACTTAAAATCTCGACCGTGATCGGATGCGCTGGAAAATACGCCGCCATCTGAAAATCTGTGTGCGGCACATAAACCACCTGCGGCGGCTGAATCGGCGCGAATACTTGCGGCTGCTGAATCTCAACGCGCGATCGCCATATCGCGTGGGATTGATCGCTCTGCCGCGGCGCTGGAACGCCAAGCGGTAACCCAGGCGTGAACTCAGCACCGTAATTCTCAACGATCCATTCGATCGGCCATCTGACATTCGATGGTATTTGCAGCGGCGCGGCCGGCACGAAGGCCGCTGCTGGCGTAAATCCTGGCGTGAACTCGACCGAGTAGTTCTCGACGATCCATTCCAGAGCCCAGCGATTGCTTGGCAGCATTTGCAGTGCTGGGGCTGGCACAAAAGCTTGCGGCACCGATTGCACCGCAAAGCTTTGCGGCTGCTGCGGCGGCTCATCGGCCGTCGAATCAAAGCCCAAATAGTCCGGCGCCGGCACAAAGACGATCGCCACGCCCGCCTGATTCGCAAACAACGTTTGCGGCTGCAATATCTCGTAGCGCGATCGCCACGTCGCTTGATTTTGCGGCGTGCTGGACGGTACGAACTGCGGAGGCGCCGCTCCCGAAGCAGTCGCGTTGTAGGTTGGCGGCAGCTGCACCTCGATGCGCTGGCGCCAGCCCGCATGATCCTGACTGCTCTGGCGCGGCTTTGGTGCGCTTACCGTCTGGCCAGTGGTAACCATGCGACGCGTCACGCCGGCGGCGAGCTGCGCGGCTTCATTGTCCGGCCGCTGCCGGTAGTAGGCGCCCGACTGCTGCAGCTGCATGTCTTGGTGCGGCCGCGGAATGCCAAGCGGCAGCCCCGGCGTGAAGTATTGCGGCGGTTGCTGCGGAACCTGCGGCGATCGAAACAGGCTCATGGACTACCTATTGGCAATGACGAGTTGTTCAGGCGTCGCATCGAGCGGCGCGTAATTTTTGATACGCGCCACTTTCAGAGGATCGCGCGGATCGATGCGCTTCAGCCACTTGATCGGCATGAACCACGGGCCCGGTGTCTTGAACCACCAGGCCGCATCCGCCGCCCACACCTCAACGAAATACTCCGTGACCTCCTGTCCACACTCGGCGCATTGGCAGAAACAGAAATGCGGCTCGCCCATGACCTGCACGAGCAAGCCGCTCTCCGCTGTGCAGTGACTGCGGCGAACCTCGGCCAAATCCCCGGGCCTGCACAGTTCTTCCTCGTGAGGCCGAGGGGTTTTGTAGACGTCGGAATGCGCCAGAAGCATCGATTTACGAGCCGCGCAGTTCCCGCCACGCCAGGCGCGCATAGCGCGTCGCCGACTGCGGCGCCGTCATGAAGGTGAGCGCGACAATGCCGCCTTGTGGCACCAGTGGGCGCTCCTCCTGCGCAGGCAGGTAGATGTAGCCGTTCAGATCGTTGAATCCATCGGTGACGAATTGCTCGCCGTTGGTCCCTTCGGCGGACGCGGTGATTCCGGTCGCCGAGGTTCCAAGTGATGCATCCGTGGTCGGATTGATCGGGTTTTGCTTTAAGACCGTCGTGCCTGCGACTCCGAGCGTGACCGTGGCCGCGACAGTCTTGCGCAGCAATGCAGCGGCAAGTTGCGCGCTCGTCGCTGTTGAGCCCTGCGTTAAGGACGCGCGAAGGATCTCAGCGGCGCCGTTCACGCCAGCCTTGTACTGGATCGCGCTGACTGCGGTGCTGATCGAAACACCGTTATTGTCTAGGACGTAGCATGGACCGATGAACATGGGGAAAATCTCCTTGTCGAAATGGTAGGTGTGGAGCGTTTGGCTCTATTCGTCCGCAACCTCAACTGTGCAGCCAGCGAATGAGTCTGAATCCTTCAGGTGCTCGTGCGTCAGCATCGCTGTCGCATCATTTTCGGTATCAAACTTGGCAGACGCGGCTGCATCCTGAAATTTCGGTTCCAGCAGATGGCGGTCATGGACTGTCCTGTTGCCGAGAACGTCTTTCTCGATGTATTCCCTCGTGCCGGCGACGTCGCAGTGCGAATAGAACTTACCGTCTTGGTGTTTGATAACGAACCTATCCTGTCTTGCCATGGCGAGAAGTCCTTCAGTTGACCATGAGTGCGTTGTGCTGCGAGAAGCCAGGCAGCGTATTGGGCGAGCCGGGTACGGGCGGAAAGCTGCCGGCTGCCGCTGTGACCGAATAGCTCTGCAAAATTCCCGGATCCCCGCTCGTTTGCGTCGTCGATGCCCAGGAAACAGAATCGGTTAGCGCGCTCGCGTTGATGCGATAACAGCACTCCCCTGCCCCGTCGGTTTGATCGTTTTGCTGAACCGCGGCGCTCGTATACCCCGCCGGCGGATCGCTGATACCGGTGGCTGCAGATCCGTTGCCGCGCCCGACGACGCCGACGACAAGATCGGCTGCGCCCGTGTCGACCGACGTGTTGGCGACAGCCAGCGGCGATGAAGCCGTCCCGTTTGTGGTGCCAGACTGATCCGCGGCATAGGTGCCGCCTGCCGCCTCGAGCACCGCACCGCAGCCGAAGCCGCCGCCAGTCCCGCCCGTGGGTGTGATCGTAATGACCGTGCAGGACTTCGGCGCGTTCAGACAATCGGCTACAAAGACGCTGCGCGAGCTGCCGGACCCAAGGTTAGTCTTTCGTACTGTGTAAACGTTCGAGCCGCCGGCGGCATTGTCTGTTACGCCCGGCGCTGTGTACTGCGTCGCGCCAGAGTCGAGCGAAATTGGAACGATGATCGAATTGCCGACAGTGGTTGCACTCACCGTCACGGTCTTTGATGCACCGCCGCCAAACGAGGCGTACGGCACGGCCTGGGCGATGGTGGTCATCAGTTGCTCTTTAGCGCCAGGCCAAACGTTGCGTAACTATCCGTCCCGCCTGTCCCGGTGAAGGTCGCGGCGACCGTGCCCATGCTGCTGAATGACTGCGACTCGGCGCGCATTACAGGCGAGGTAGACGTGTTCTCCTCGCCGTTGTCGTTCCACACTCCAGGATCATCGATACCGGCGAAGCCTGATCCGACGAGCGGGCGGCCTTGACCGCTACCACCGTTGGCGATGTTGTTATCGCCAGTGACCGCCGAGAAGCCGAGCAGGATCGCTTTGTTGCCAGCGCCAGCTACACCGGTACTGGTGATCAGATCGGTCGTCGTTGCGGTGATGCCCGACTGAAGATTCTTCACACTCGCGATCAGGCTTGCCGCCGGAACGCCGTACCATTCTTGGAGGTACGCACCCTGCCACTCGACGTTCGCAAAAGTTATGTTGAGCGTTGTCCAGCCGCCGAGCGAGTTCTGCAGGCAGTGCAGGAACATCGACTGCAGCTCGCCCGTATCGTCGATCTGCTGCAGCTTCGTGCCTGAGCCCCAAGTGCCGTTGGCGGAATCCGAATACGTCGGCGAGGCAACCACCGAGCCGCCGTTTGACAGCGTGCCCACCAACACCATCGTGCTGCCCGCCAGCACTGAGGATGGCAGCGTGAGAGATTGCGTAGTGCTCTGCGGGTCAGGCGGCGTATTTGCCGACTGCCCGGGCCAATTGTTGAATACCGACTGGCGAAGGCTCGCAGGGCCGCTGAAGGGTGGAATCGCAGGGAATCCGCTGGCCATTCCGCGCGAGATCCGGACCGGATGCTGACCCATTATGCGGCCTTCTGAGACGCAAAAACCCGCAGTTGCGGGTCGTTTTGGGGTCCGTAGGACCAATCTGACACACTATTTACCCTTTCAGTGCGCACTTAGCAACGGCCTTGGTCCTAAATCTGTCGGCATTTTTGACGGCGTTCACAGTTGCGTTGCGCCTCAAGTCATCGATATAGCTGATCAATCCGGCGTGCAGCACCCACTGCGCGGCATGCAATCTCTGCCGGTACGCCAGGTGCATCAGGCCAATAGATTTCGCTTTTGCCCGCGACGGTCGCTGGTCCATGTACTCGATAAACACGATTTGCTTAAGGCGCGCAGGCAACGCGGCGATCGTCTGGTCGATGAGAACGAAGCTCGCATCGTTGAGCTCGAGCACGTACGTGCCGATTTCGATAATGCTCTGAATCTGCCAAAGATCACCCGCGGGCGTAGGCCGCTGATCAATGCCAGTGTCGCGCGCCCACTTTGCCCAGCCCTCTAGCAGTTGATCGACGAACTTTGTTTCGCAGTGATCTTGCGTATCGGTCGGCTCGAGCCAATCGTGCGCGATGGCCATCAAGAGCGTGCCCACATGACGTACAGCGCCACGACCAAAACCACGGCGATCATGTAGCCCATGCGGCCGGACCGATCGGTTGCATCGAATCCTTTCGGTAAGCGACTGCGCGCCGGCTTGATGTGCATCCAGTCCGATTTATTCATGCCGATACTCCCTGTTCTCGAACATTGGAAATTCCGACCCCGAAGGGGTCGGAGAGATTTGCATTTCAGACCGTCACTACATCGACGCCATCTTCCTGAAGCCACGCCGTCACTGGCTTGCCTTCGTGCAGATCAGGCGAGGTGATTTCGACCTGGTTCGAGCCGTTTAAATATTCGATTCTGGCGGTGACCTTGCCAGAGAATCCCGTGTTTTTATCCTTCACTGTTGCACCTAGTTCGATCATCGTCGTTCCCCTTTGTGGTTTGAAAAAATCAAAGTTGTTCGTTGAATACGCGCTGGAATAAATCCGTCCACGTCTCGGCTATGCCAGCTGCGTTCTTGACCGACGCGCATTCAAGACGGTTATTGACGATGGCTGCGCGAATGCGTGCCTTTCGAATTTCCTGATCAGTGACGCCGGTATAAATCGCCGCGCCGTGCTCATGCAGGCGCATCACGATGTAGTGCTCCTGATCGAAGTGTGCGAAGTCGTGACCGTTCATGTGTCGACATACGGCAGTCGTTCTTGGACCGCCCGCACGTTGCGCCGCTGATGCGGGTTTGGTCCGCGGCGAAAGCTGCTCATGACTTTCATGTACACGTCGTGGTCGGCCTGCATCGCGGCGACGCTAAATCCACTGCGCGTTCCGTCATTCCACTCGATCACTATGCCGGTGCATTCAGCGCATTTCTCGAATCCCTTCGGCCTCGATGCGTCCCACCACTCGCGGTAAACGTAGAACCAAGGCCGCGCCATTTCCCATAGTTTTTTCAGATCACTTACGCCATCGTATCTGTGATGAAGCTTTAGCATCGCGTACTCGCAAAGCTGCTCCTGCAGCGTCGCGATTTGCTTCGTCTGCGCGATCGGCATGTTGATACAGGTCTGCTGAAATTGCCCCAAGGTTGGTGGGTGAACCGGCGTGATGGTGACAATTGCCTTGATTCCGTATGCAATCTGCTCGTCGGTCAAATCATCGACCGCGTCTTGCCAAGGTTTAGGTATGTCGGCGCCGTAGGCTTCGGCGACGCGGGTTCCGTAGCTTTGGATTAATCGGTCCCAAAGCCTGTCGGCGCGTTTGTTTTTAGTGGCCATTGCCGCGCATCGCCTGGATTTGCTCGAATCTTGTTGGCTTGGGTGCGTTGTGCTGCGCGGCATCCTTCGCATCCTTCAGCACCCACGAATGCCATGTGGCGTTCCAATCTAGTTTGGTGTTGTCCTTGGGCTTGCTTCGCCAGTAGGCTAGGAAGGCCTCAAAGGTCGGCAGCGGATTCACGCCGCGGGCCTTGGCGTATTCCGCTCGCTCGTCGGTCAATTCGAACTCATCGGGAATACGGGTGGCGGCTGAGCGCGCAGCGCGAGGCTTCCCACCTCCTAACTCCTGCTCCTGTTTCTGATACTGTTCCTGCTTCTGATCCTGCTCCTGAGTAGGCAACCGTTCGGGAACGGTTTCGGAAGGGTTTGGCAACGGTTCAATTATTCCGCGCTCCGCATTCGCAAAAACGCTTGAAAACGCGGCTTTCCATGAGCATTTTGAGGGTACTGATGAGGCTATCTTCCTAGCCGCCTTCCACTGATTGGGATTCTCCGGCTGGTTCCATGCCAAAAAACGACGAATCCAGACCCAATCTGTGGTTTCGCAACGGTTAGCGAAACCCTTTCGAAACAGTTCAGCAAACCCTTCGCGAACCCTTTTGATTGACCAGCCGAGATCCTCGTGGACGTAGCCGTCCGGAAGGCGGCAAACGCCGGCAATCGTTCCATGCGGGCCGCTCAGTAAATACAGCGCCAGCATGCGAGCATCGTCGGTAAGTGATCGCGTATCTTCGCTGGTCCAAAAGCTGGAATAGACACGGCCGTAATCCCTCACTTCTGCAGCCTCCGCGCGATCTGCTCGGGACTTCTCAATGCCAACGCCGATGGCCAGCCGCGCCTCAAGCGAGTCGTGATAGTCGCATATTTGAGCCCCAGTTCATCTGCCCATGCGCGCAGCGGCTGAGTTCTGCCGAACGCAGTGACGAACACGTTATTCCGCATGTTGTTCTGCTGCGCCTTTTTGGTGGCCCATCGGCAATTTTGTGGCGAGTAATCACCATTGTTATCGATGCGATCTAGAGATAAACCAGCGGCTGGCTCACCCATATCTGCATAGAAATTCTCAAAATCCATCCAGCGCTCGCAGACCTTAATGCCGCGGCCGCCGTAATCCTTAAATTGTTTCCAGTCTTTTCGAGTGCAACGATATATCGCCCCGTACCATGATTTATAGGCACGCAATCTGTGGCGTCCGGAGGCGGCGCGAAATATACCGCTCATTTGCCCTTTTCCCGGCGATTCCCGGTTATTCCCAGGTGAGCGGTTTTGTCAGCCAGTACATTGGCGTCATGGACACGCCGACGGATAACGGTCTCAATCTCGTGCTCGACGAATTCACCTATGTCGACGCGGTCGGCTTCGCAAATGGCGACGAGGGCCTGGTGGATCTTCGGGTCCAGCTTCGCCCGGATGTCCTTGCGTTCCAGGGACATGGATTAAGTGAAACGGTGGGAGTAAAAAAAAATGGTCATGCAGACTGGGGCTGCTCAGATTGAGCTTCCTGCCCATTGATGCCTGCCCACGTCACGGGGGTCTCGGCCACGATGCGTTTCGCCATCTCCGTGCGCGGGATTCGCGTCTTGTATTGCCAGGCAAGTGCTGCTCGCTCGGTAACTCCGAATTGGGCTGCAAAATCCTTTGCGCCAGTCTGCTTGATGTAATCGCTGAGGTTCATGGGCGGCTACAGATAACACGTTTCGTGTAGTCACGCAATGAATTCGGTACACGTTTTGTTCGATGACGCCACAGCCAGGCGTATGCACACTTTGTGCATGTCAGAGAAACGTAAGAAAGCGCCGCCAGACCTGTTAGCGCTGGAATGTGGAAAGCGCGTCGCCGAATGCCGCAAGGCGGTCGACCTGACTCAAGAGCAACTATCTAAAGCCACCGGATATAGGCCGCGGCGCAGTGGATTGAGCCCCAGCCAAATCGGCAATTTCGAGCAAGGAACGCGCCGCATTGGCTATGAAGAAGCCGAAATTCTCGCCCGCGTCTTCCCGGAGTACCCGGCGCCCTACTTTATGGGTGTTCTCGACAAACGCGAGGCGAAAGTGCTGCTAGTTTTGCGCACCGAAGGCAACCCGATCCAAAAAGCCAGCTGACGGCAGAGCAGGTGCTTCTGCTGCTTGAAACCGGCAGCCCTGGGTTCGTATTTCCATCGATTACACAAAATGTGTTGACGTAGATACACGATACGTGTAGGTTCGCCTCCCATGTTCTCGGGAGGCCACATGTCAGCAGGATCAAAGTCAGCAGGCCCGGCGCGCCTGATCGGCGTTCATTCCCAGCCCGGCGTTGATGACATCACCGGCGATCTGGATGGCCGCCGCCAGGTGTGGGAGAACGCGAGCCTTCGCATCGTTCACCGCCAGCGTGCGCGCAAGCTGCGCCGCCGCGGCGAGCAGGTCATCGACACCGATGAGCGCACGAAGCGCGGCCGCAAAATCTCCATGTGGTTCGTCGAGCGCAACGCATGAGCAGCGCTCCCTACACCGTCACGCTATTCAGCGCCGACAACTGCACCATCTTCAGCGACGAGCTCGACACGCTGGCCCAGGCGCGCACCCGCGCTCGCGAATACATCAGCGATCCTGAAATTGCTGATGCTCATCGCGTCGAAGTTTGTGATTCGAGCGATGTGTGCGTGTTCAATATCTTCGCGGTGGCCGCATGATCCACAAACTTCCCTGCGGCTGCCTGATCGAGCGCGACACGGCCTGCATCGTCGAGCTCTGCGCCGGCTGTCGCACTGAGGTTTGCCGCGTACCACGCAATAGCAGCGGCGAAATCAGCGCGAGCGATCGGCTGGCGTTGCACGCTGCAGGCCGCGGCCACCTGGTGACACCGTGAGCCAGAAGCTGCCGACGCCGCGCCCGGGCCCTGACGCCCCGCGACCCACGGTCAAGCCGATGGCGACGTTCGCCGGCAAGCTCGCGATCACCGATCGCGACAGCATTTACTGGTCGAAGGAGCGGTATCGCATCATCCCGCAGCAGATCGCGCCGCTGTGGATCCAATATTTGCTGATCGATTCTTTCGAGAACGAAATCATCGGCACTCACGCGAAGCTGT